TTTCCAGTGCTTGAGCAGCATACGCTGAATCACCGCCTTCTAGGATAAGTTTCTTCTGGTCTGCCATCATCTTGTCGCGAGCCGCTAAAAGATCATCAACGTTCCCGCCCTCAAAACCTGCCTCAACCGCGTCTCCAAATTCTTCTGCTATTCCCTTGGCGGCTTTGCGTATCTCTTTTCTTTGCTTTCCCGCTTTAAAATAACCAGTGACCCCACCAATAAGTGCACCAACACCTGCGCCAACTAACGCACCAACTACCGCACCAGGTCCTGCCCATGCCGTCAACGCGGCACCAGCCGCGGCACCAGTAAGCGCACCACCAGCGGCTCCAATTCCAGCGGCACCCATTCTTGACTTCACCGAATCATCGTTGAACTTACTTGCGGCATAACTTCCAATTCCATATGCAGCGGCTGCTCCTGCTATTGGTGCGGCGATTGCTCCAGCACCAGCAGCCGTAGCACTAAGACCTGTTAGTGCACCACCACTCACCAAACCTCCAGCGGCGGTGATGGCAGCCTCTGGGGCAAGCATTAATGCCGTACCCGTTCCAATACCAGCAATACCCGCAGTTTTTAATGCTGTACCGCCTGCGGTGTCATACCCACCAGCCTCGCCGCCTTTGCCCATGAGGTAACTGCCACCCATTGTTAGAGCAAGACCAGAGGCGAATTGCCCCATTGAGTAATTATCCTTAATCAACTGCTTTGCCATGCCAAATTTTCCTGTTGGTTTTCCTCCCCCGCCGGGAGTACCACCAGTTCCAGTTCCAAGACCTGTGGAACCGTTTACATAAACGTTGTTCGCTCTGATGTGCTTATCTTTCATGTCTTGTCCAAACATGGAGCCAAGAGTCTTAAAAAAGCGTGTTGCAATAGTGAACAAAGAATAGAGTGCAACTACTGACACAAGACCGCCAGCAATCTTGCCAAAAGTTCCAAGTTTTGCCAAAAGTTTAGATATCTCATGTGCAGCCTTCGCAAACAAGCCTAAAATTTTGAAGAACCCTTCAACACCCTTGAGGATTAGAACAAAAGCGGGCATTGCAGTAATAAACAGTTTCCTAATTTCGTTACCGTATTTACCAATAGACTTGAGTGTGTTCGCTATTGCGTTAGCGAAAGATTCAATCTGAGGACCGTTGTCACTAATAGTATTAGAAAGACTTTCCATACTGTCCGAAAAACTTTGACCAAGTGTATTGAATAACGGTTTAAAGAAGTATTCATTAATCATTGTTCCAGCGGCTTGAAACTGTCTCATCCAATCCTGCATAGCGTCAAAAGCGTTGGCGATACTATTAAATGAATTACCAAAGAATTCAAATAGATCTGGCGATGTACCCAAATACTTAGTCATAACGACAATGAGTTTGTCTGCCCCTTTCTGAACCATGTCCATGAAAGAGCCCATTTTGCCAGCGGCGTCAAAGTCATTAAGGACATAAGCAAGACGAGCAATCGTTGTTTGAATAATTCCTTGCAAACGGACTATCGCACCGCCTGTCTCGGAAAGGTACTCACCACCCAAGTCGGTCAACTGTGCCTTAATTGCTGTTGTAGCCTGCTTGAAACGACCCATAACCGTGTTGTTTAAAGCATCCAAAGTACCCGCATACATAGTTGCAAATGTTTCGCCAAGTTTCCCCTCATTGGCTGCTTTTATAAACTCTTCGCTTGAGTTATATCCTAAAGCACGGGCTTCTTTAATAATCTTCTCAAAATCAGGACCCAATGCCTTTGCTTCCGCTGAAGCACCAGCCACAGTTCCAGTCTTTTGCATTTTCGCAAAGAAGTCAGCGAGTTTCTTGGTATTGCCCTCTATGTCTCCGCCCTGACCAGCAACATAATCTGTCAGTGTTGTGAAGGCACCAACGGTTGCGCCAGTAACTGGTTTCACCTTGCTTAAAGTAGTGAAAGCCGATTGAAGACCCTTAGCGCCAATAACTGCCAATTCGGTACTATCGGTGAACATAGACATTGCTTGACCAGCGGCAACAAAACGGTCAGTTGAAGACTCTGTCCCTTTGGAGTACTGCGGGGAAATTTGAACAGCAGCAAATTCTTTCTGTGCCGCCAAGAAAGTTGTCAAGGCAACAAAACCTAGACCAACAGCCGAAGCAAGCGAAGACATCGCCGCTCTATACATTTTGATGAAGTATGTTCCTGCTTGAAAAGCCAAGGAAATTCCGCTCAAAGCACCAGCCAATACCGGCAAAGAAATCATTGCCAGTTTGTTAACCATCTTGAGAAGCGCACCGTAGGATGCAATTGCCTTACCAGCGTCACCACGGAAGTCGAAAACTTTTCCAGCAAAGCCGTCGTAACGACCTTTTCCTCCACCGCTTCCTCTTACACCGGGTGCACGAGGGTTACGATTGTTACCGCCTCCGCCTCCGCCTCCGCCTCCGCCGTTACCGTTGCCGCCGTTTCCGTTGCCGTTGCCGTTGCCGTTGCCGTTGCGCTGTGCACGGTTGTACCGTTGCTGTGCGTTGGTTAAGCGTTCAAGGGCTTCACGGGTAGCCTCAATCGTCGCAATATCAGAGTTGACCTCAATGTCAATTACTACGCGCTCGGCTGCCATCTATCCGTCTCCGTTTTAAGGGTTAGGGAGTATGAGCGCTCCAGCAAAAACCGACTACTTATTTCGTCGCATTTCCGCTTCCTGTTTTTCTCTATCCGTCTGTATAACTTTAGCACACGCAAGCCGAATAACCCATTCTTCATTAGTGCTATTCAGTAGTTGTATGGGATCAGTTTTGAAGAGGTCGCCAAGCCTTGCCGCAAGAACGATGCGGAAGTCGTCCGTTAACTCTCGGAAGACCTCTTCGTAGGGTCCACTGCATCAACCGTATCTCCGTAGCCAGCCGCTTCAATAATCGCGACAGCCGCGGCTTCAATGTGTGGTTCAAGACCAAAGAAAGCCAAAACACAATCAGGATGGGGACGAGTCGTGTTTGTCATTGCCATGATTTCAGGTGAAGCGAAAGTTAACTCAACACCACCTTCATCAGTAACGACAGTATCATTCACGATGATTCCTGTTGTTGTAGCGGCAATCAGGTTTGCAGAGAACTTGAGTGTATCCATGCCTGATTTGCGCTCTTCGCCAGCGTTACGACGCCAAGCCTTTAGTTGGTTCTGTGAGATATTTGGCGAAATTCGCACTTGAACGCCGGGTCGCTCTGGAACATTGATATAAACATCAGGACGACGAACTTTGTCCTGAATGATTTTCTTCAGCGAGGCAAGAACATTGTCATTGTCGCGAATGTCATCATTATATGCGGTTCGTGGAGCAATGGTCGGAGATTCCGAAATTCCACTGTCTTCTGAGTTGAAATGGATGTTTGTCATATCCGAAACACTAACACGACAACAATATCAAAAATGCAACCCCGTAAAATACGGTTTTACGACTGAAGTTATTGAGGAGTGTTACCTACGGAAACAGTTGAAATACTGAATGTGAGAGCAAAAGTGGCAGGAGTTCCTGATGTTGCGTCACCATCTGGCTCGGTCAAACCAACGAGCAATGCTTTTGTGTACTGACGGTCAGCACCCGGTACAGCGATGTCGCAGTCAAAAACATGAACATCAATGTCGTAGCGTACGCGTCCAACAACTTGACGCAAAGCCTGAATCTTCTGCATAAAAGCGGCATCTGTGGAAACATAACCAGTCAAGGTGATGTCGCCGATTTCCATCGGAGCGCAAAGTGTTTCCGAGAACAAGTCACCACCGTGGTAGACCTTTTCTACCGAGGCAGTAATTTCTCCACCAGAAACCTGTGTGAAATAGTCAGGAAAAGTAGGTAAGCCAGTAGCACCCACCGTTGGTGTAATCTTGCCAACGATTTGTCGTTGTGTGGCAAGGTTCTTGAAAAGTGTTGGACGAGCCATTTATTCCTCCGTTATGCCAAAGCAGTTGTTAGATTTGACTTGATAAGATCAACTTCGATTTTGTCACCAACAGTGGAGCAACGAACACCAATTCGTGCCTGTACTGTTCCTGTCTCAAGTGTGGCAACAGGGTTCAAAGAAGCATCGCATTTGATTGTGTATCCGTAGTCAATACGGGCACCAGTTGCATCAAATCCTTCGTACAAACCGCCACCAATTCGGATCGGTTCAAGAACTGATTGAATTGAGTTGATGATGTTTGCAAATAATGTTGAACGACCATCAATTGTTGAGAATACGAGGTCTTCCAAACGACCATTTGCCTGAGTCACAATATAGTTGATTGTGTCACGAGCAGTGATGAAACGCCACTGTGCTACAACGCTTGAGTGTGAACGGGCACCATAGATGCGGACACGACCATTGATGAGACGAATTGGGTTCACATAGGAGGCATCCATAAGGTCGCCTTCTGAACGACTTACTGGAAGAGTCAAACCTGAAACAAACTTTGCCTCTGATGCAATACCTGCGTAAGCCTTCCACGGACCAGTTGAGTTATGTGTGCGGGAGCGAACAGCCGCTACATATGCTTCTGGTGGAATGTCCACAGTTACGGTACCGTTAGGAATCTGAACCCAAGGATGGTAGAAAGCCATGTATTCGTGGGAAGTTGTTCCCGTGTATCCAGTTGATGCCGAACGAGCATTAGAAAGAGAAGCAGTTGACACAAAACCGCACAAAGCGACTCTGTTGTAAGAAGCGGCGTGCGTGCGAAGCGCATCGTAAAGAGCCGCATCGCTTGAGCCTGTTGCAATACCCGGTGCGGCTACAGCGCCAGAGCCGAGTTCCTCAGTGAACAAAGCAATTGCGGTGATGAAGTCTGATTTCGCTACGGTTCCATCTGAGCCGTTTGAAGGGGATGTCGCGGCGACTGTTGCCAACAGTTGTGATGCAACTGCTGATGCCGTTAGTGCCGCCGTGAAGTAAAGTTTCGCTGTTGTATCTGCGGCTACAGCGGCGAGGCATTCTGTAAGGGTTGCATAACCCGTACCCGAGAAAACAGTTGTTCCACTGTAGGTAACAGTTAAGTCAAATGATGTGGTGTTATTTGTTACAGCAAATGCAAGGCTGTTTCCCCAAGCGCCCTTACCAGTAGCGGTGAAAGTAATTCCAGGACCAGTTGATGTTGCAGTGGTGAGTGCTTTTGTTGCAGAAACACCAGCAGAAGCAGAGACGCGAACAAAATACATGTTCACTCCGCCTTCTTCAAAGAATGTCTTTGTTGAATACCATGAGTACGAGCCTGTTACATGGGCACCAAACTTGGTTTCAAAGTCTTCAAGCGAGGTCACCTGTGTTGCCACGGTGTTGGTTCCGCGCTCGGAAGTGCCAAGAAGGAAGAACGTAGCCGCAGGGGCGGTTCCGGTATTGATTGCGCCTGTGCGAACTGCGGTTGTAATTGTTACGCCAGCCATCTAGCACCCTCCATTTGGGTCGAAGAAATTTCTTTAAAACGAGTATACATTACTTAAACAGCCTCAACTGAAACAGTCTCAACTGAGACATCATTATTTGACGACTTAATTTCATCTGCATCATTTTTATTAACCGTATCATCCACAACAGGTTGATCTTCTGTGCTGGTGGATGATGGGTTCGTTACTGTTGAAGACCGCTTTTTTTTTGCGTTTTCAGCAGGTGTAACGGTTTCCGAAGCACTTAGAGTGGTTTCTCCCTCAACAAGGATGAGTGAACCATTTTCAATCAAGGAAATAATCTCAGGGGTTTCTTCAACCCAAGCGGTTGTTTCGCCTGTCAGAAGGTGACCTTCTGTGCTTACATCCAAATATCCCTTTGTAGCGTTCCATACCTTGAGTAAGCCAGACGCATTTGTTCCGTCATAAATTGGTTCCATTAGTATTCCTCTGCTGTGTTTCGCATGTTGTAGCCCTCTACGTTGTATCCAGTTATAGGGGCAACCTGATCTCGATATATAACTTCGTTCAATATTAAATCATAGCCTAAATATGACCCTGCTAATACACGGTCACCTTTTATCAGAGTTAAGTCAGAAAACTCTTCCCTAAGTGATGATTCGTCAATCAAAATATCAGCATTGGTTTCTATGTCGTACCTTTTAAGACATGGTTTATCCATCAACGATGACCGTAGCACCGTTGTCAACCTATCTCGCATAAGCGTGACGGCTTCAGAACCCTCGGTTTTAGTCCAAACATAAGTTCTCATGCTGTATGTCACGCGATAAAGAGGGTCGCCCTGTCTACCTTGCATCATTCTTTCAAACGGAGAAGTTCCTATGCAGACCGTGATAATTGTCGGCCAGTGGTCAAGAGCAATCGGTTCGTAAGTTAGGAAGAATTCGGGCGTAGGCAACTCTTTGGAGTCAAGGTTCCAGCCGGAACGATAACGATTTATTCTGCTAGGCAAATCAGCAGTCAGATATTGGTTTACATAGTATTTCGCCCATTGGGCACCATGCATAAGTTCAGTGTCTTGCGTGGTCACAATTAATCCTTAAACACCCAAACTACCATTGACGACATGTCTTGCTGACAATATGGCTACACGCTCAGCAAAACCAGCAGGTTCATAAACAAGTTTCCGTTTTGCCATCTTGGTCGTTCCGTACTGATGAAATTTTGCGTACTCAACATCTGTACCGAAGGTTGCTTTTGTAAAACCAATAGAGTTAACAGGACCGTCAAGACTACGGAGGGAATTAAAGAGTTTTCCGCTTCTTATCATCGTTGGTCTGCCGGGGAAATTCACCGATTTCCAAGCCGAATATGCAGGACTGAGAGGAGACCAGCCTCCAACGGGGAGACCGTTTGAGGTAAAGTTCGCGGCATTCATTAAGCCAAGTTCTCTTTTAGCCCATCTAAAGACGGGTTTAAAATCCAAAGAACGGCGTTCCATGCTTTTCATTAACTTGATTGCGCGTCTAGCGTCAACCTTTATTGTTATGTTTAAGTTAGAAGCCATCGGCTAGGAAATCCTGTTTCTACGGTAGCGCTTGACAGCATTTAATTCTTTTTCCAAGAATCCTGTTTCAAGTGGCGCGACATTTCTTGACTCTAGGTCTTTGATACCAACAACGTCGTCATGCATGTTCTGCATTTCCCTAGTTGCCGCTCTGAGAATCATGAGTTTAAACATTGGGGTATTCCCGCCAGCAAGACCAGCGGTGTAGGTGACGGTTACGACATCGTTGGCAAAACCACGATAAAAGTCAATTCCAAACTTTCTTACGGTGTAATCAACGCCTGATGCGACTGCTGTGCCAGTTTGAGCAAAGGTTCCCGCAGTAAGTCCACTCTGAGTCACTGTGAAGGTGTTGGTGGCAACAGAAGTAATAATGTTGGACGCAAGGTTTAAAGCAGAAGTGCTCAAACCAGTCACCGCAATGTTTTGTCCAACAGTAAAGCCGTGGTTAGCCGCGGTATATGTAACTGTTGTGCCTGCGACAGTTACCGAAGTAACCCTTGCCGTCCTTTTGATTGCTTCTCCAAGAACACGACTTGTTTCTGAAAGGTTCGTCACGGTGACGCTTTGTACGGAAACAACTGGTGAGTTAAGAAGGTAAACCGTTGGTGGCGGTGTTCCGTAAGTGATGAGCCCGACAGGGTCTACATCTGAAGCCTGATAGAAATCATTAAAAATCGTTGAGCCCATAGGTAGACCCGTATGGTCTGATTCAAGGACATATTTTTCCGTAAACGAAGCAACCTCTATAGGTCGGCGAAGAAATGTTTCAAGTTCGCTTTGAAGTCCGTCAATAACAAATTGAGCAGCGTCTTCTTGTCTGTTGGAAAAACTAATGTCCATGTAAGTCTTTAGATCGGAAACCGTCACCAAAGCCATTGGCTACCTCCGATTATCGGCTACGACGAGTTCGGCGTCTTTCGAGCCTGTCAGCAATTCCTCTTGCGGCACGGGCAAGAGCGCCACGAACACCACCACGACGACGAGCATTTCCACCAGTACCACGAGGGGTTACCGTACGAGGATTGCCTGCATTACGACCCGCACGACCTGCACCTCTTGCTGTTCGCTCGGCGGCTCGTCCACGACGGGCTGCGTTACCCGCTCCTGCTACAGCGCCACGGCGTTGCCGTCTAGCGGCGTTAAGTTCAGCCTGACGACGGCGATAATAACGAGCATTTCCCGGAACATTACGACCACCTACTCGGCGAGGACGACGGACAAAACGAGCACGTCGAACAACATCGCCAGCAGTATCCACATCTGTGCGGAATTCAACATCTTCAGTCGTTCTTGGTCGTGGCATCAGTAATCTCCTGAAAGGGGTACTTGGAATTTTACCACATACTGACTATTTGTATTCCCTAACGGTCAGCGTTTGGAGGGCGTTCAATCAGAACAGTGTCCTCAACAACAGGTTTTGGCACCTCAATCGGAACCCAAGCACGAGAATATTCATATTTCTGCCAGTTTTTCTTCTTCAAAAGACCATCCGACATAAGCAAATCAACTTCGTCATCATGCATTAAGAATAGGTT